CTGTCCGAGGCCCGCCGGCAGGCCGACCGTGCCGCCACCGAGGTGGATGCACGGATTGCCCGCATCGAGGACGCCCTGGACCGCAACGCCGAGGGCAACCGTGCCCAGCAGGCCCTGGGCGTGATCGATGAACAGCTGACGCGGGCGCGCGAGACCCGCGCCATGATCAACGAGCCGGCCACCGACCTGCGCCCGGTTACCGCCGCGGTGCGCAGCACGCTGGACACCGCGCGCACGCGCCCGACCCCTGCAACGAATCGGCCGGAAGCCGGCGCACAGCCCCGGGAAAGCGGCGCACAAGGCCCGGCCGCCGCGACGGCAGCAAGGGAAAACAGGACGCCCGAGGGGGCGCGCCAGGCTGGCAGCCAGGCCGAGGCAGACCCTGGCGATGCCTACATTGCCGCGCGCGCGATGTCCCTGGCGGCCGAATCGCCGGACCTGATGGTGCAGCTCGAGGGAATGGACCAACCCATGCGGCTGGCGGATGCGCTGGAGACGATCCAGCGGGAGGCGGCCCAGGACCTGGCGGACGTGCCGCTGCTCCAGGTCGCGGCGAACTGCTTTCTCAGCGGATCGTGAGCAGGCCGATAACGGCGCCGAGGCCGGCCAGCACCGCACCCCCGCCGATGATGGCCAGGATGGCGTACCAGGATTGCAGGGCCTGGCGCCGACTCTGGGTACAGGCGAGCACCGCCAGCGGCATGATCAGCGACATGCCCAGCAAGGCGGCCACGGTTTTCAGGATTAGGAGCATGCAGGGATGACACCACAGTGCAGATTGGCGGTCAATGCCGCCGCCGGCCGGACCCTCACGGATGCGGAGATCCGCGCCATTGATGACCGAATCAGCGCCTCCATGCGCTTGCTGGCCCGCCAGGACCCGCAGCGGTGGGCGGCCATGCCGCAGGACCAGAGGGTGCTGGCCGGTGCCACCCAGGCCATGCAGGAGCTCCAGGCCCAGGCCGCGCGCAAGGCTCGCAACGGCCACCTGCAGCTCGTTCGCACCGCCGAGGTGGAACAGCAGGTCAACGTCCTGCGTCAGGAGTACGGCGCGAGCCGAAGCCGCGCCCTGGTGCGCCACATGGACCAGAGCGAGGCCTATATCAAGGGCGTCAAGGACGATTACCTGCGCCGGCTCACGGATCTCATCGACGCGACCGGCAACGCTGACGGCGCCGGCGCGGGCCGCCGCGCCCTGATGTTCTTGTTCGACGCCGAGAACCCTGCCATGTCCCGCGACCTGGCGCGGGAGATCTTCACCAACGCCACCGGCACGACCGGCAACAGACTGGCCCAGCAAGGCGCGCGGGCGTGGCTCGACACCATCGAATCCATGCGCCAGCGCTTCAACGCCGCCGGCGGCGACGTCGGCCAGCTCGAGTACGGCTATCTGCCCCAGCCGCACGACCAGGGCCGAGTCCTGGCGGCCGGCGCCGATGACTGGGCCGCGCGGGTGTTACCGCTGCTGAACCGGCGCCGCTATGTCCGAGACGACGGCAGCCTGCAAAGCGATGCCGAGGTGCTGGACCTGCTGCGCGCCTCCTGGCAGACCATCGCCACGGACGGCATGAACAAGCAGACACCGGGCCAATTCCAGAGCTCGGGCGCGTTGGCCAACCGCGACAGCGCCTCGCGCGAGATCCATTTCCGGGATGCGGACGCGTACCTGGACTACATGAGCCGGTACGGTGCTGGCAGCATGTACGATGGCATCGTCTCGCACGTGGCGGGCCTGGCGCGCAACATCGCGCTGGTGGAACGCTACGGCCCGAACCCGGCCCAGCAGATGCGGCTGCAATTTGACCTGGCTGCGCGCGCCGACGGCCGCAAGGTGGATGACCTTCCCGGTACCGCCTACCAATCCCCGCAGGCCTACTGGCGCGTGATCAGCGGCGAATCGGGTATCGCAGCCTCCCAGAGCCTGGCCGCCATCGCCCAGGGTGTGCGCAACATCGAGACCGCCGGCAAACTCGCCGGCGCCGTGCTCTCGTCCATCACCGACATGGCCACGTACTTCGTGACCACGGGCTACAACAAGCTTTCCTACTGGGATTCGCTGCGCAACATCGGCCGGCAGTTCGACAGCAGCACCCGCGACTTCCTGGACATGCACGGCGCCATCGCCGAATCCATGATTTCGGACCTTAACCGCTGGGCCGGCGACAACGTGCGCCAGGGCTGGTCCGGACGCCTGGCCAACAGCACGATGAAACTGTCGCTCATGAACGCCTGGACGGACACCCTGCGGCGCTCGTTCCAGATGACGATGATGGGCGGCCTGGCCAAGCTCTCCCGCACGAAGTGGGCCGACCTGACCGAATGGGACCGCAGCCATCTCCAGCGCAAGGGCCTGACGGAAGCCGATTGGGACGTCGTCACCCAGGCCACGCCCACGCGCTTCAGAAATTCGGACTTCCTGACGCCCGAGGCGATCTACGCCACCGGCGACGCATCGGCGCCGCAGGTGGTGGCCAAGGTGTTGGGCCTGATCCGCGACGAGTCCGAATACGCCGTCATCAATCCCGACCTGGCCACCCGCGCCTGGCAAAGCTGGGGCGGCCAGCAGCGAGGCACCGGCGTGGGCGAGCTGGCGCGCTCGGTCATGCAGTTCAAGTCCTTTCCCATCGCCATGATCTCGCGCCACTGGCGTCGGATGATGGAGGCGCCCCCGGGCCTGGACGGTGCGCCAGCCCTGGGCAACCGGCTCACGTACGGCATGGCCCTGGGCGTGTCGCTGACCGCCCTGGGCGCCATCGCCTTCCAGACCAAGCAGCTCGTGCAGGGCAAGGACCCCGCCGACATGATGAGCGGGAAATTCTGGGCACGCGCCATGGCCCAGGGCGGAGGCCTCGGCATCGTCGGGGATCTCTTCCTGACCGACCCCACCGAGAACTTCGGGGACTCGGCCGCCAATGCGATCAAGAACATCGCCGGCCCGGCCATCGGCAGCGGCTCGGACGTGGTGCTGAAGCTCGGCCTCGAGAACATCTACCAGGCCGCCGCGGGCGACGAGACCCACCTCGGCGCCGAAAGCCTGCGCGTGCTGCGCTCGCACCTGCCTTACGTCAACCTCTGGTACGCCAAAGCCGCCATCGACCACATGGGCATGCACGCGCTGCAAGAGAACTTGAGCCCGGGCTATCTGTCCAGAATGAAGGCGCGGGCGCGCGACGAATGGGGGCAAGGCTATTGGTGGGAGCCCGGCACCGGCGGCCCTGGGCGCGCCCCTGACCTGTCCACCGCTGCGGGGCAATGACATGCGACAAGACCAATACGAAAAGCTCCAGGCCCTGGCCGAGCAGTTGACCGACGTCTTCCTACTCGAAGCGGACCCGTCCTGCTGGCCAGGTGCGGGCATCCAGCCCAACGCCATGGACAAAGCCACGCGAGGCGACCGGGTATGGGTCAAGAAGGACGCCGCGGGCACGGCCGTGCTCATCATGAAGGTCACCAGCATGGTGGGCATGATCCAGCGCGGCACCGCGGCGGGCGGCGCGGGCGGGCCCCCGCCTTCGGTACCGCCCGCAGACAGCGATGCCGACCCGTCGGATGATGACGATGCCGGCGGCCTGGACGCCGAGATCGCCGCGGCCGAGCGCGAAGCTGCAGCGGTGCTGGACCGCGTCCAGAAGAGGCTGGATCAGCGCGGATGAAGCCCCGCATCTCGTTCCTGGCCTTCTTCCTGATGTGGGCCAGGGTCCAGGGCTGGACGGTTCCCGACCTGCACGTGCGCATGTGCCACTGGCTCGAGCACTGCAAGGACCCGGTGCGCGTGCTCCAGGTGTTCCGGGGCGCGGCGAAGTCCACCCTCTACGCCGTGTTCAAGGCGTGGCAGCTGTACAACGATGGCACCTGGGTGTCGCTCATCTGGGCGGCGGACGGCCCGCTGGCCAAGAAGCTCACGCGCGACACCATCAACGTGCTGCGCCGGCACCCCCTGTGCGGCGGTATGCTGCCCACCAAGCCCGGCGCCCAGATGTTCTGGGTATCCGGCTCGAACGACGCCCGTAACGCCAGCATGACCGCCGTGGGCGTGAATCAGAACGTCACCAGCGCGCGGGCCCGCTCCATCGACTACGACGACGTCGAGGTCCCGAAGAACATCAAGACGGCCGAGGCGCGCGAGGCGCTGCGCAACAAGATCCAGGAAGCGACCTTCATCCTGGTGCCCGGCGGGCAGGAAACCTACATCGGCACGCCCCACACGCACGACTCCATCTACCCCGAGCAGATCGAGGCCGGCGCGGCCTCCCTCAAGATTCCCCTGTTCGAGAACGCCATCCGCTACGAGCAGGAGCTGGACACGCGCACGCGCTTCGCCGTGCCGTTCAAGCCTGGGGACGACGGCCTGTACGTGTTCGTCGGCATCCACAAGCATTCCCGCCTGCTGGTCGAGGGCACCGATTACAAGGTGCAGCGCGGCGTGGTGGTGACGGCCAAGCCCCCGGGTGGCGTGGTCGATATCTACGCGCACTGCGCGTGGCCCGAGCGATTCACCCGGGAGGAAATTGCGCTGCGCCGCAAGAAGACGCGCACGCTCAACTACTGGGACTCGCAATATATGCTCGAAGCCAAGCCCATTACCGAGTCCCGCCTGGACCCGGACCGCCTGCGCCCCTACGCCGTCCATCCGCTGCTGGCCACGGCCAACGGCTCGCTGCGCATGACGCTGGGCAATGCCATCATCGTCAGCGCCCGGGCCTACTGGGACTGCGCCACCGGCAAGGCGGGCAGCGACGATTCCGTGCTGTCGCTGATCCTGGACGATTCGGCCGGCAACCACTACTGGCACGTGTGCGAGCGCTTGGTGGGCGAGTTCGCCGAGTTCTCCGACGAGCGCAACACCGTCATCAAGGGCGGCCAGGTCATGCAGG